GATCTATAAACGGACTTTGCAGGTTCAAATCCTGGGTCTTCCACTAATCCGGAAGTATGTCCGTGAGGAATTTTTTTCTTCTTTAGAATATATAGAAGAAAATAGAATAATGAAACATCTTAAAAAATACAATCAGCTGGAATCAAAAGTTAATGAAGGATTTTGGGATTCTCTTTTTGGCAAACCAACGATTGATGACGCAGCTCATGATTCAATGAGAGGTCAAGGATGGAGCCATAGAGGAAAAGACGAGGAAAATTATATTATGTTCAAAGGACAGAAATTTTATCCAGATCAAATTCAATATGATGAATATAATTCTACGAAAGAAATTCCAAGAGTAGAAAATGGTAAATTAATAGTTGCCAATCCAGCTTGGAGCTTATAAAAAGAAAAAACAGAAAAAAATTCAGAAAAAGTTTTTTTATATGAAACTTTTATGTATTTTTGCACTATCAAAATAAAAGACAAAACAACTTCAAATGCAACGCCTATCTAATATCACCCAAGGGTTTAAACTTCGCAAGGAGAATGACCTACTAGTGGAGGATCCAAATAGACCGCCGAGTTTTTGATCTAAGATAATATCACAGATTAAAACCTCGGTATAAACACCGAGGTTTTTTTGTTTTATACGGTTCTTTGACATATTAAAATGCTACACATGGCCCTTTCGTCTATCGGTTAGGACGTTAGGTTTTCATCCTAGAAAGACGGGTTCGACTCCCGTAGGGGCTACATTGGGACGTTAGTAGAGTTGGTTACAATATCGCACTGTCACTGCGAAGGTCACGGGTTCGAATCCCGTACGTCCCGCAGCCCCCATTTCGTACTATTACTTAGATATATAGTCTAAGTAACATACGAGATGGCAAGAAAAGAAAAGAAGTATCATTACATCTATAAGATAACATGTCTTAAGAATAATCGATACTACATTGGAATGCACTCTACAGATAACTTAGAAGATGGTTATTTTGGAGGTGGAAAAAGAATTAAAAATTCTGTTAAGAAGCATGGTAAAGATGCTCACAGAAAGGAGATTCTAGAGTTCTTTGAAAATAGGGATTTGCTAAGACAACGAGAAGTTGAATTAGTAAATGAGGAATTATTAAACGATCCTTTATGTATGAATCTTGCATTAGGAGGTGAAAGCTTCAGTCCATTACTTATAAACGGAGAAAAACACCTAGAGATCTCTATATTAGGTGGTATTGCAATGAAAAACAAAATATTGGAAGATAATATTTATGCAATAAAACATGGAAAAAATTCTTCTAAAGTGATGAAAAAAAATCACGAAGAAAGAAAAATTAGGTATGATACTTTTACAGGAAAAAATCACTCCAAAGAAACAAAAGAAAAAATAGGGACTAAGAATTCAATATCGCAAAAAGGTAATAAAAATTCACAATTTGGAACCATTTGGATTCATCACAAAGAAAGAGGAGACAAAAAAATAAATCCTGACGATTTCTCAAAATTTTTTAAAGAAGGCTGGGAAAAAGGAAGAAATAAAATCAAGTAGCGAAGTTGAGAGTTACTTCAATTTTTTCTGAAACAAAAAAGGCCTGGGTTCGAATCCCAGTGCGGGTGGAGACACTCGTATAGTTTAGCGGTAGAACTAGATAACACTCTCGATACTATTCTCTTGATTTACATTATATTGCGGGGTAGAGCAGCTGGTAGCTCGTTGGGCTCATAACCCAAATGTCGCAGGTTCGAGTCCTGCCCCCGCTACAAAGTCTGGGAGTAATTAACCCAGTACCTGAGAGGTTCGAAACTCTCGATTGACTATGGTGTAGTGGCGCACAGAGAAACGGAGTATGAGGCACGTCTCGAAAGAGCATCAATCTCAGAAATGGGATTCAGGGACCGGCTTCGAATACCGGTAAGTCAGCAACATTGCGGGATAGAGCAGTTGGTAGCTCGTTGGGCTCATAACCCAAAGGTCGTCGGTTCGAGTCCGGCTCCCGCTACTAAAATCGGTAGCAAAGATAAAGTTACTTCGAAATCCATCATAAGGAAGAGGTCGCGGTGTTCGATTCCCGCTCCCGGCACCAGTTTGATTTTTTTAAATGCCGGGATAGAGCAGTGGTAGCTCGCTTAAAAGAAAAACACTTTATCAACTTCCTCCGATTTATTTTTGAAACATTTTTTAAATCAATTAATAACAAACAAACACAAACCTTGTACTAATTATGGCAAAGTTCAGAAATCAGAATCTCAGAAGTTCGCTTGCTAGTATGCAGCCAAAATCTGAGTTGGTTGAGGCGGTAGCAATACCAAAGCCAGACACCACAAATCGTCAAGGTCATGCAGCTTATTCACTTGATAAGTGGTTAAAGCTCTTGACAATGTTAAACACTCTAAAGCTAGAGAATCAGTTCTATCGTTCTGAAAACGAAACGATGAAGGAATTAAAAACCCTAGTTGATGGATGTGCTAAGGAAGACACATACTTAACTGCACAGTGTATAGTATACTCTCGTTGCGTTGGTGAAGGTATGCGTTCAATTAACCATCTTGCAGCTTCTTATTTAGCACCACACTGTGCTGGACAAGATTGGGCTAAAAGATTCTACGGTCTTTGGAACAAGAAAACAAAGTCAGGAGGTACATTATTCCGTCCAGATGACATGGCAGAAATACTTGCATGTTTCTCTGCAATGAATAAGACGGCAGTAACTAACTCAATGAAAAAAGGTTTTCGTGCTGCTCTTGAGGGTATGGATGCTTACTCTTTATTAAAGTACAAGAGTTCATTGATCGACGTTATCAACCTTGTTCACCCAAGTCCAAAGAATGCGAAAGCTATCGTTGAAGTAAACGGAGAAAGAATTTCAGCTATCGACGCAATAATGAAAGGATTATCTGTTTCAGCTGATACTTGGGAAGTTGCACAATCTGACGCAGGTCAAGAAGTTGCAAAAGCAGTTAAGGAGGGTAAGATTGATAAGGACGAAGCAGAAAAGATCCTAAAGGAAGCTAAGGCTGAAAACTGGGATTCATTATTAACCGAAGGAAAACTAGGTATAATGGCTGCTTTACGTAACATCAGAAACATCCTTAAGACTGATGCAAAATCTAAAACAGTTGATTCTCTTTGTCAATTGGTTTCAGATCCAGAAGCAATCAGAAAGGGTAAGATTATGCCATATCAAATGGATTTAGCACACGAGGTGACTGTTTCAGAATTCAGCAATGCTGATTCTCGTAAAATAGCTCAAGCTTTGTTAAAAGGATTTGAAGAAGCAATTCCAAACCTTGCTGAAATGCTTCCAGGAAGAACACTAGTAATGGTTGACTTCTCAGGATCTATGGGTACACCAATGACAGATGGAACAAGATCTGGAAAACGTTACAGAAGCACTTGTATGGATAAAGCAGCTTTAATAGCGGCAACTATCGCAAAAGGTACAAATGCTGATGTTATCAGATTCGGTTCTTCAGCAGAATACGTGAATTGGAACGCTAACTCAGACGTTTTCAGTATCGCTAAGAGCATGAAAAGAGATATGGGTGGAACTTCATTAGCTGCCGCTTGGAGTGTAGCTCAAAAATCGGGACGTAAATACGACCGTGTTTTCATCCTTTCTGATAACGAATGTAACAAAGGATCTAGCTACAACTCTTACATGAGTTATGTAAAAGCAACCGGAAGCCCATATGTTTACTCTGTAGACTTAGCAGGTTACGGTACTACACAACTCGCAGGAGATAAAGTTAGATACTACTACGGATACGGTTACACTATGTTCGATGACATCGCTAAAAGCGAATTCAATCCGAACTATCATCTAGAAAAGGTGAAACAAATCGTCATCTAACAGTAAAAATAAAAAGAGGGACTTAAACCTCCCTCTTTTTAAAATATCCAAGAGATCGGCGGGTGGATACGCAGCTTTGAATGGAGCAGGAGGTAATGACAAACTGGTTCGACCAGGAAAAACTTCGAATGGGTTCGAATCCCAGCTTGGATACAAAAAGAGTTCTTTGAATTATTAAAATATTATCGGGTAGCAACGTAAAGGTTACTTCTTAGCTCAGCGGTTGAGCAATTTACTTTAATTAAATCGGTCGCGGGTTCGATTCCCGCAGAGGCGCGCAAGCGTTACACCTTTGCAATTTTCTCCTGATAAACTTATTGAAGCAATAGCAATCTAAATCGTTACTTCGACTGTTAATCGAGAGGTCATGGGTTCGAGTCCCATATCCAACTCTCAGAGTCTGGATTAGCTCAGCTGGCAGAGCGCTTATTACGATTGGAAATTTTCTTTGCTTTAACTTATTGGAACGTAGCAAGATTAGAGTTACTTCGCATACATAGGTTCGAATCCTATATT